AATACACCGCTTGTTAATGTTAATAAGTCAGTATCGCTTGTATGCCCAATAGTTGTACCGTTAATAATGACATTATCGACAGTTAAAGTTGTAAGTGTTCCTAAAGAAGTGATGTTAGATTGTGCAGCAGTCGTTACTGTTGCAGCAGTGCCTGAAACATTACCAGTAACATTACCAGTTAACGGCCCTGCAAAAGCATCTGATGTTACTGTCCCATCAAAGAAAGCATCTTTAAATTCTAGAGAGGATGTGCCTAAATCAATATCGTTATCAGTTACTGGAACTATTGCGCCATCTTGTACTCTTATCTGCTCTACTGCGCTACTAGATACCTGAACAAAGAAGCCCCAGCGATTGTTGGTGCTATCAGCTTCAATTTTATTTAAGTAATCAAGATCACCAACTCTATAGATGCTCCCGCCCTGTGCAGCTGAACCATCATGTCTGTGACCTGTAACAGCAGCATCTGAAGATGAATAAGCAAAAGAATTTAATAACTGGTTATATTCATTATTAAATAATGCCGCTGTAATCGTATCCCCATCAGAGAGTGTACTTTGTCTTGTATATGAGTAAGCCATTTATCTACTTCCTACCTGAAGGCATGTAATCTATGTAAAATCCATTAATTGAATAAGGAGCTAGCTGATCATCACTTTTAATTCTTAATGCACAAGTATTTCCCGTTCCTTCTACTGCTTGTCTGACTAATGGGTTTTCTGCTGCTCCAAATTCAGCATCTGCAAACTCAGCAGATCCAAAAGTAGCAGGTAAAGGTATCCTATCTAATGTATATGTAGAGGGTTGAGGAGTATCTGGACTTTCAAAATCATATTTAACATCTAATTCGGGTTGAACTATTCCTTCAGGAGTAACAGAAACTTTTATGTATTTTATTGTTTTTCTTGTTCCGATATCTCCAAAATCTAAATCAGGCGTATAATAAATAGCTTCAACATTAGAGGCACTTCCCGCTGGGTTAAATACATTCCCTGTATCGTGATTGTAGATAAAACCAACATTATCGCCATGATATAGTTGTTCTATACCATCTTTATCTAGTCCTGACGCAAAGCTATTAGCCTGAATTCCTTTAGTTTCAGACCATTCAAAACCATTAGGAGTTAGTGTCCCTATAATACCTTTAGATACTGCAGAGCTTTGATTTACATTTGTATAAAATAGTCTGTATTGAGACTTACTTCTTAATATACCACTACTAATATTAAAACTAGAAATATTTGCTGCAATAACGCTTGTTATTTTTTGAATCTGTCTACTAACAGAGCTCAACTCTACGTCACCAATTCTTGCTGTACCTGCAACAGTACGAATTCCATCAGGGCTTAGAAATAAAAGATCACCGCCTATTTCCTGAATGCTTTGTCCATCTAAGCAGCCTACATTTTTTGTAATAGGAACTACTGCAATATTATCGCTGTCACTGATATTAGATAGTTTAAAAATACTGTTCCTGCAAAAGATAATAAGGTCACTACGGAAACTAGCTAACCCTACAACTGCATCTGTCAGAGCTATACTTCCTGCACCTGACCCACTAAATGAATCAGGATCTATACTAGAACTATAATAGATAGTATTTTTAGCTGTAGACGCACCGCCTACAACAAAATGATTTTCATGTATAACTCCTACTTTAGGAGCTGTTGTACTACTAACCGTAATCTCCCCTGCAAAAAAAGTTCTAGAGGATAAAATACCTGTTCCAGTCATTTTAAAAAAGAAAGGTTTATTAGCTCCATCACAAATTAAAACTTCACCATAATCAGTCGTACCTTCAAATAATGCAAAAGTACATTGTCCCTGACTTGTTCTAGCAGCAGCTGAACGTCCCGTAAATGCAGTATAATCATCTCCTCCTGACGCGACACTAGCTTTATTTAATTGCAGCCAACTAGTTCCATCTTGGCTGAAAAATATACCTGTACCAGAACAAACAATAAGACCATCTGCATAGACAAACATTCCAAGTATAGCGTTAGCTGAGTTAGGTTTAGCGGTAGAAGCTCCTCCAAACTGAGTAAATCCATTAATACGTCTATAGCCACCATCAGGATCAACCTCAAAATTAAGTAACTCTATTGCTACTCCCGGCTGACCCATAATTTCAAGTTGGTTTAAGTTAACATTTAAACCTCCTCGACATGAAAGAGCAAAAGGCTGTGACATTTATACGAACCTTATCCTGTCATCTTTAAAGTATCCCGGCGTAGACTCCATTAGATTTAACTTCATCAGCCGTAACCCTCTTTTATAGTCTTCTGCAGCAAAAGCTGCTGCTTGAGGATTTTCTTTAAACTGATGAATATAATATCTAGCCCTTGCCAAGAGAACAGGTTTATAAATGTTAGGGAAAACTATCTGATCTCCATGTGCAGACAATTCTGTAGGTAGATCATAAGCATAAAACCAAATACGATAGACCTGATCTGGAATAGGACTTAACCCAAACTTTCTAAGATCAGGACTTTTAATAACTCTAGAGGGTACTCCATAATTTTGAGTATCTGCATCATCTTTATTTTGAGCAACTCTAAAATAATCTTTCCACTCTTCTGTAGTAGTAAAACGTAAGTTTCTTACTGTATAAGGCGCAGACTCTCCTGATACACCTACAGTACTTAATAAAAAATTATCCCAATCAATTGAACCATAGTCAGTAGTTAAACTAGAACTACTGCTTTTCAAGTTATACCATCTTGTGCCTGCAACTGTTTCTACATAGACATTGCCATACATAGGATCAGTAGCACCACTAAGAGCAGTAGCCAGAAAAGGCCACTGAGGTTCTTCATTAACAATATCAAGATAGGCTCTATTAATACTATCTTTGATATGTGCTTGAACACCTATAGCTGCTGAGAAATTAGCACTAGTTAAAGAAACTTCATTCAGTTCTCTAAGTAACTCATTAGCTAAAATAAGATACGTTGCAGCCATTTTATTTAGATACCTTAATAGCAATTGCCACAGCTTTTGTCCCACCACCAGAACCTTGAGCATTTGGTCTTACAGTTTTAAGACCACAGTGACGTTCAAATTCCTGAACAGAAACATAACTTCCTAGATTGTAGGCGGCTCTATCATTACCCATTACCTTTTTCATAATCTAAGCCTTATCCTTTTTAGATTTAGAATTAAAAATTCGGTCATAGTTCTCACTGTATTTTTTCTTATCAAAGCCTTTTCTAAAACGGCTTTCTTTACTTACGATTCCTTTAGGATGAACCATAAAAGGTTTTTCGTCACTACCTAATTGAGGCATTGAGTAATCCTTATTTTAAAAAAGAGGGAGCTACCTAAGCAACCCCCTCCTCTTAACTTACAATTAGTCGATGCCGTAGAAGGCAGAAACTAATGCTTCACCACGAAGTACCTTGGTTCCATAAACGTGTAGACCACGCACAATGTCACCAAAGCTGTCAGGGTCACGAATTACTTCAGTACTAGTAATTGTCTGAGCTGTTGCTGTAGATGAAATATGTCCTGCAATACACTTACCTGCCGCATTAGAAGTATCGGCAATATTATTGCTTTTATACATATTAAACCCACGCAATAGACCAGAAGTTACCAGACCATTTCGTATTGAACCTTGACCAGCGTTGTAGTCCACAGAAAGTAGCTTGGAAGAACTTGAAGCCAAAACTTCATAGAAGTCAGGACTTGCAAGGAACCAGCGACCTTCTTCAGGTACACTCTGTTCGTCAAGAAGCCGAGCCATATGTCCCAAGACATCAATAGGATCATGCTCTGAAGAGCCAAATCCAATGTCTAGATTACCAGTACCATCAAAAGTACCGGAAGCAAGGTCAGTAGCATTGTCAGAACCTAACACATGGTTAGGACTAGACGCTGATACACCCGAGAACATAGAAGCAATTACACCTTCATCAAAGGCATCACGAAGAGCATAAGCAGCAGATGATGTTGCTGTATCACGAAAGTTTACATGTGACATATTTTTTTCAATATCATCAACAATAAACTTAAATGCATTAGCAGTATCAACAATCAACGTGATCTCTTGATCAGTCAATTTAGTTGCTGTTACATCTGCGCCCCTCTCATACTGATACACAGTAATTGTAGGTTCTTTAATTATTCTTACCGAATCGCCAAATCCAGCAATTTCACCAGCATAATCCGTATTCGTTATAGCTTCTGCTACAGACGCTTTACGGAAGAAGTTTAGAACTTGCTTGGAATAGACCTTTGGCAAGAAAAACGAGTTTGTTTGACCCGATACAGAGTTACCAAAGTTAGCATTGGTATCTGTACTCGGCTCAAAAAACTGGTCACTAGCGTTATAAGCCATTTTTTATTTCTCCTTAAGAAAAGAATTTACATATTACGAACCCTTCCCTCATCAATAGCTAAACGAATATCTGCTTCATGTTTATCAAATTGATCAAGGGACATTTTCGATATTTCAGTTTCTGTCCAAATCCTTTTTTGCTGTGGTTCTACATTGGTTGTTTTAGTAGAAACCATATCAGCGGCAGACTGTGGAGATTGCTGCCTAGAATTTGAACGTCTTTTTGAAGAGTTCTGTCCTTTTCCAGATTCCATTTTATAAAGATCAATAGCTTTTGATGCTAAAGAAACATCATCAGGATTGTGATATACCCAATCTTGAATCTGTTTTGGTTGCTCTGAAGCCCAAGCATGGAAATCATCTGACCCTTTAATCTCATCATAGTCAGAATGATTATTCCTCATTGACTCTTCAGCTTCACGAATTGCAAGTTGTTGTTCTCTAGCTTCAATAGCAGATAACCGTGGTTGCAAAGTATTTAGCTGTTCAGCGGCAATGTTATGCGCTACAGATTCAACTGTGTCATAAAGATCAGGATTAGAATTCCTAAATTGTTGGAGCTCTTCTTGAGATTTTGGAGCCTCATATTTAGGTTGAGTAGCTTGCAGTTGAGTCTGAAAAGCAGACTCTTTCTGTTTGAACTCATCTATAGTCCTGTTATGTTTACGCTTTAGATCATCGTATCTCTTTTTATAGTTATGGTTAGTAGTAGAAGAGTCCTCATTAGGGGCCGACTTTTTTCGTCGGGAAGCCTTTGGGGAAGGAGCCTCATCTTCATAATACAATTCATCTGCTTGGGGCATACGTTTACCGTCAGCCTTATGCCAAGATTTCTTCATATTGTAAGGATTGGATTCCTCTTCTTCTATTATATCTGTTTCAGACATTACTCTATTCCTTTTCTAAGGGGCTTGTTTTCTTGCAAGGTTTGCCAATTCTAAACGTCTAGAGAATTAGGGCTTGTCTTATACAAGGGAGCCTTATTAAATTTAACCGGGATTCAAACTAGGAGCGCGATTTGATCTAAGCATACTCTTCTTGATCTCATCTTGAGCTACCTTTTCATAAGTTAAAGGATCTTCATCCTTACCTTTATGAAGAAGCAAACCTCCTTCTTGGGCCGGTTTTCTTATTGCGCCACCATCGTAGGCAAGTTCAGCATCATCCATCATTGTTTGAAGATTATCTGAACCTATCTCCTCAGTGGCCTTATCGGTGAATACAAACTCTCCATCTGACAATCGTGCAGGTATCGAGTCTGATACACCTGTTCCGGGGCCGTCAACTTCTCCAGACCCCGTAAACTCAGAAGCAGTTGTAATTACTTTGTCAAAAATCTGACTCAGCTTTTCATCTCCCTCTAAAGCATTCATTAAATAACTTTGTTCTTCGTCATCCAGAGATTCACCAAGGACAAAGTCCATATATTGATCTTCCATCTCTACATCTGGTAACTGTGATGCTTCAGCTGCCTCCATTTCTTCAGGAGGTATATTTGGATAAGTATCTGCTGGCATATCTTGTTCCATCTCTGGTGGAACCAGTAAGGAGCCTTCAGCATAGTTCAATAGGCCACCTTCAGCTTTATCTTTGACCTCCTCAATTTCTATTTCATAACCCTGTGCTGCGCCGGGGTTAGTGCTTGTTGGTTGCTCACTGCGTTTTCTAGATTTATTTACTATACTACCAATGGCTCCAGAAATAGCATCCATACCAACTTGCGTTTTAAGCTTGTTCGCTCCAGTAGTTAGATCAAGGGCACCACCAAGAATAGTTTTAGCATCACTCTTCCAATCTCCCTCCAAATCACCATACGTCTTTCTAAAGGTGCTTCTTAGCTTACCTTCTTTATCAAATAATCCGCCAAATGCATAAGGCTGTCTTTCATCTGTTAGTAATGAGCCTTCATCTTTGTTCATGCGTCCACCCATAGATTTTGGAGCTAGTTCTTTACTAATATCGTGACCTGCCGACTCTGCTCTTAATTTAGCAGCTTCAAACCTATCAGAATCAGTAAAGTTTCTTTCCATTATTTTTATATTCTTAACAATGATGTCACGCTCCTCCGGTGTTTGAGCGTTGTCTAAAGCTTCTTTACCTTTATCTTGAAGGAGTATTAGTTGTTCTGCATTACTTAATTCTTCAACTTCAGAACCTTCATCTGTACCTTCAAGTAAACTTGTTGCTGTGCTCATTATTCTTTCCTTTGCGTAGCTTCGTTAACGCTATCCTTCAACTGCTCTAGGCGTACCAGCAAACTCGCTTTCCCCTGACTGCGGTACATTTCCAGTTCCGATGTTGCCCCCACCAGTACCTGTAACTCCAAGTCCTTGAGCTGCTGGAGGTACTCCTTCAGGGGTTCCCATAGCTCCGGGTTGTTGGTTATTGGGGCCAGCTTCCGCGCCAGTTGTTTGTCCAGCATTTTGCATTCCTATTATTCTTGCCATGAGTGCAGCTTCTTCAGGATCATTCATTAATTCATCAGGATCTAATTCAAGACTAATTGCTAATTCACTAATTAATTTATTGATCTTGATAAAAGGAGCCACAGCAGGATTTTGTATAGTTTGTAAGAAAGTAGTCAATCGCTGACTTCTTACTTCTTTTTGCATCAAGCTACTTGTTCCTGTTGCTTTAACCTCAAGATCTCCTTGAACATCAATAGAAGCATCAAGGAATTGCATATTCCATTGGAAGTAAGCTTCACCTAAAGGCTTTAAAAGAAAATCATCAAGATTCTTAATCACAGTTTTTATGTTTAACGAAGCGGCACCTAACAACATAGACATGCCAGAAGCAGTACGAGTCATACTCTGCACACCAGTTTGACCATGAGAGTAACTAGGAATACCAGTTTGCTCATCTGCAAGCTGACGAAACTTGTCAAACATCATCATGTTTTCTTGAGATGTATTAGGAAACTTTAAGCCATTGATAGCTGTGCCGGGAACACCTCCCTGCCTTCTAAATATCTTGCCGGGATAAATTTCCATGTTCTGACCACCGACAAGAGCTGTCTCATCTACATCAAAAACAAGAGAACCTGAAAGTGCAAGATTATCAATTGCCATTCGTGCATGACCATTCATTATCTTTTGAGAATCGTCCATGTTCTCAGCTACACCAATACCAAAGAAACTATAAGGATTCCTTTCGTAAGGAAATGAGTGATAAGGAATTCTAAAAGGAGCAAATGGATTTACTACAGCACGTAATAACTTACCATTGCAAATCCAAGCATTGATTTGTACTTCATCAAGATCATCAACACTTTCGTCTAATTCCATTCCTACTTGTCGAGCATACTCGGCATCCATGACACCCCAATACTCAATAACTTCAAATTGCCCTGAACCATAAGCTTCAGATTTTGCATCATCTTTTAATGAAGTTTCATAATCTTGTTCTTCATAATTAGGGCCAGCAGCTAAAGCTTCTCTAATTGCGTCTTTATTGAAGTAGGGCATACTTGCAAGAGAACGCAATTTAGTCCTATTCATCTTATGACGATGAAATACATACTCACATTCGTTAATGTTAGTTGCATTAGGATCAGGAAAGAAATCCCAAATAGAAACAAATTCTAGTCTGGGAACTCTAACATTGACAGGGGTATAGACTCTGGTTCCTTCTTCATCTTGTTCCCATTTATTTAGTAGTTTATTAAAATTAAATGGGCCTTTAACAATACCTGTACCAAATAACGCAGATTCAAATAAAGAATTTCTTATTTCGCTTGAACCACTAGATTCTTCAATTTGATCATGGATTAATTTTTCCATGCGTCTTGAAGATTCTTCTGCTGGAGAAACTCTAAAAGCTGTAGGATCTAATGAAGGGCCATCAATAAGCTCATCTTCTAAAGCTTTATCAATAGGAACAACATCAAACTTGCTAGTATCAAAAGTAGCTCCCGGTTTTAAAACTTTTCCATCACCTTCAAAACCTACATCAAAAGGATTCTCTTCTGGAGTTTCAGTGCCTTCTTTAGGGATAGATGTTTCTATTCCCGGTATAGGCGTATCGTTATCAAGGTGAGCATGTTTAGCAACACCTTCAGGCATACTGGTAGCTGAAATACCAATAGGGAATTTATTAGATCCAAAAATAACATCAACAAGCTGACCAAAAGCTGCAAGCACTTTTGTCTTGGTTACTTTAACAAAGACTCTTGATTTCTCAGACTCTCTGAATCTGACATCTTTATTGTATAACCCACGATAATTTTGATACGCAGTAATCCATCTATGCTCATCACTATTTCTAGCAGCAGTAGATTTAACGTATCTGTCAGTCAATAACGCTACAAGATTTTGCTGTAGATTTTCCTCAAGCGTAAGCTCAAGCCCTTGCTCATTATCTACTTGCTCAAAATAAAGTCCGTTTGCTGTTAAGTTATTTTCTTCAGCCATGAACTAATCTCTATTGATCAGGTGTCGCGCCA